GTCAGTGCTTTCCTCTATTGTGCTAGCTGGTATCCAGATAATGTTGTCGTTAAGACGAGCAGTTCCCATAAGACCCGCTACCTTGCTATCTGTAATCCTAATGTCTATACGCGGCATCCTACCCCCTATCGCATCCCTGGCCTCATATACTAGGGCCATTACTTTACACCTTAGAGCGTAAGTATTAGAGTCCATTTTTCGGTTAGTGTGTTGGGCTGTTCTAGTATTTTTTCTCATGGTGTTTCCCTTTGGTGTAGTGTTTCTCTCGACTGAAAACATTAGAACATGAAATCAATTTACTGTCAATAGTGAAATCATTTTTATTTCATTTAATTTATAAGCCCCTGTTTAAGCAGTCTTATATGCTTTCTTTAGTCTCTCGATATCTTCGTATATTGCGGCTAATGCTTCGGGCTTAGAGGCATACTCCCCACGTACTAGGGGCATGTTTGGATCTTCCTTACATGCCTCTAGGCAAACTTCATCTTCGGGAACGTAGTAGTATCTATCTACAAGGCAATCGGCTAACTCAACTACTGTTAAGTTTTCTTTGGCAGCTCTTTTATCTGCTGCATATTTACGTTTGTATGTTGACCAGCTATTGGCAAAGCAAGGTGCTCCGCTTTTGTCCATGTAGTGCCTGTTTCCGACTGGTGTTTCTAGTTTAAGTAAGTACATAATGTTTCCTTTTGTTTGATGTGTTTCTCTCGACTGAAAACAGTAGAACATATTTCAATTATGCTGTCAATAGTGAAATCATTTTTATTTCATTTAATTTATAAGCCCCTAAGAGTAGGGGCTTTTCTTTTATAGGCGGGTATAAAGCCCAGTAACAGAAGTGAAAAGCTCTTGAAGTTGGTCAGCAAATACGCCGTCAAAAGATTTAATTTCCTTCCTGGTGACTGCCCAAGTCTTGCGGCTCAAGCTAACACGCTCGAAAAACATACTATATAGATCGTCACGAAGGTCATAGGTGACGGTTACGGTGTTGGTGCTGGTAGCATTGCGGCCAATCTTAAAGCGGCAAGCTCCCTCCGGCAGGGCAATAAAGTCTTTGGCTCCGGTCATAAGGGCGAATTTTCTGCCGCCTAGTTGTCTGATGATTGTTTCTGCTATCTCGTTTTGCTGTGTTTTTGTCATTATGCAACCCTCTCTATTTGCTTGATAGTGTAGTCATTCCAATCAACTACTAGGATGTAGTATTGATCTTCGTAAATTTCTTGTGTTCCGTTTGCGGTGGTTAGCTTCATGCCTTTGACAGCATTAGAGATAATCTTTAGTGATTCTTTGTTTCTTGGTAGATCTAGTGTCATGGTGTTTCCCTTTGTTTGATGTGTTTCTCTCGACTGAAAACAGTATCCCATGAAATCAATTTACTGTCAATAGTGAAATCATTTTTATTTCATTTAATTTATAAGCCCCTAAGAGTAGGGGCTTTTTATAATTTAAAAGCACTAGAATGAGATACAAGGGCTTTTAAAAATTGTTTAGCTGCCTTGGTTGCTAGGTATCTACTGGGGAAGCTCCCTACTATCATTGTATAAGTACCCTTATGATTCCGCACGTAGGCTATATATTCAGCCTCCCCAGTATATGTATATTTTTTGTGCGTCATTATGTTGTTCATTTTAGTTGCCTTTCTTCTGCCTCTTTATTTCTTTTTTTAGCTCTGCTAAGTCTATACCTTGCACCTGGGCGATATATTTCGCTGTTCTACAGTGTACCATTAGAGAGTAGGGGAAGGCCCTAGAGGGCTGCCGTATACTCGCACTAGATACAGTTTCAATTGATGGAAACCATCTACCCGCTTTATCAAAGAACCCACAAGGGTTAATTTCTCTACTAGCTAGTTTTAATTGGTATGCTGCCGCTTGTTCTACATTCATCATTTTAGTTGCCTTTCTTCTCGCTAAGTCTTTCATTCATTGCGTCGATAATGCTTTGATCTACTGCGGGGATCTCGAAAATATCTGTGATTATGTTGATGCTGATAACTTCGCCATTCATGTTGTAAGTAGTTTCTGTCATGGTGTTGGTTCCTTTTGTTTAGTGTGTTTCTCTCGACTGGTTATATACTGCCTGAAATCATTTTAGATGTCAAGAAAGAAATCATTTTTATTTCAAATTAATTACAAGTACCGAAGACTAGTAAGAAATACCAAAATAATTTAGAGTGGTAGGGGAAGATTCACGGATTTTAAATTGAGTGGTAACACCTTGGCAAAAGTAACCAACAAAATATTTGCACCGCATAGCCCATTGCAGCGGGAAATTATGGAGTTCCTAGCGGGGGAAGGCCCGCCCTATATAATGTGGGTGGCTTGTGGCACCAAGTTCGGGAAGACCGCCGCAGCTTGCGGGGGCATGGCTTATGCAGCACCAAAGCGAAAAGGTACTACTTGGCGAATAGTAGCACCAATTTATAAGCAGGTTAAAATATCTTGGAAGTATATATCTGAGATATGGCCCAAAGAGCCTTACGTAAAAAAGAACAAGGCCGACATGCTGATGCACCTACCAGGAAAAAAAGTCGACCTCCAATTTTGGCATGGCCAAAGCCCCGAGGATTTAGAAGGCGAGGGCATTCATGGCCAGATCAACGATGAGTGTGCAAAATTAAAGCAACAGGTATTCGACTCCAGCCGTACCACGTTCACCCGGACGCGGGGCAGGATGTTAAATATATCTACACCCAGGGGCCGCAATTGGTTCTATAGAGGTTGCAAGAGAGCACAGAAAGAGGAAGCCCTAGCATTAGAAGAGAAGAGGCAGCCCAGGGAGATATTTAGGACCGCCCCGACTTCTGCCAATCCCTACATACCCCAAGAATCAATCGAAGAAGCCAGGGCATTACTTCCCGATAGATTATTCCGCCAATATTATTTAAGCGAATTTGTCGAGAGTGGGGCAGTTTTCCCCAACCCGGTTATAGATCTTCCCTGGTGGAAAGAAGAGTTTTTAAGAGATGGCCCGGTAGAGTATTGGGTTCACCCGGAAGCAAAAGACAAAGTTGTGGTTGCCGGTTGTGACTGGGCAAAGAAAAGAGACTTCACAGTTTTGACGGTTTGGGATCATTCAAAAACACCCTACCGCATGGTGGGCTTTCTGAGATTCCAAGGCAAGCCCTATACTGAACAAGTGGTAGATGTGGCCAAGTTTCTCTATCACAATTTTAAAGAGTGCGAGATGTTGTACCATGATAAAACTGGAGTAGGGGAAGCCCTGGACGATATGTTAGCCCAAGTACCAGGATTAATTTATAAAGGGATAGTTTTTACCAATGCTTCTAAGTCTTACATGGTGAATGATTTAATCACAGCTATGGAAAGAAGAGAAATTGTTTTCCCCTGGTGGAAAAACTTAGTTGAGGAGTTCGAAATATTCGAAGTAGATACAAACGAATTGGGTAACATGAGATATCAGGCCGCCGAAGGAGGCCACGACGATATTGTATTTTCTACGTGCTTAGGTATAGCCGCAGCGGTAGAGTATTCAGCAAAAGATTTTGAAGTTAAATTTTTAGAGGAATTACCCAATGCAGAAATGCAGAAGGATACACTTGAAAACTATATGTTCGAAGAGTTGGACATTGACGAAGAGGAAGGGTTTTAAAAATGGATAAGTTAGCGGAGTTATTCCCATCGGGAATGGACGTAGTAGAAGAGAACACAATTCACGCCGACGAGTTAGAGGCTTATGGAAAGTCTATGTCTTCGGCAGAAGACAATACCGACACCTCTAACGGTAATTGGGCTATGGAAGTAAACGCGGCTATTGATATGTATAGTCTTAAAAACCTTTTGTACAATGACCAGTGGGTTTATATTCTTTGCAATACCCTAGCTAGAAAAATATCTAATCAAGTAATGTCGGTACACAAAAGAAGTATTAAAAAAGGAAAGCTCACGGATACGCCCTGGCCTTTCCACGCTTTAAATGAACAATTAGAGAGCCCAAATAAATGGGAGTCATACGCTAATTGGATGTACCGCATAGCTACCGAGTTGGTACTAATGGGCAATTGTGTTTTGTGGAAACTTAAATTTCATGAGCAAGTTATCATGTTGCCCACCGAATCAATCACTATAGATTTTGCACCCGATGGCTCAATAGAATCTTACTCAGTGAACTACGGAAATTATAACGAGGGCGAGCCGTACCTAAAAAGTGCAATGAAGATTCTACCAGAGGATATAATACATATTAGACTACCCAATCAAAACTCTATGCTTTGGGGCCTTTCACCATTTATTCCAGGCTCTAGATCAATCTTGTTCGATCGTTACAGCCAGGAATATCTTTTAAATTTCTACTTAAAACAGGCTAACCCCGGTACAGTAATGGAGATAGGCACAGAGGCCAACGAGAAACAAGCGGTTAGGTTTTTAAAGTCTATGGAATTGCGGTGGACGGGTAGAGCTTCCCAGCGTAGGACAATGATTTTGCCTAAAGGCGTACAAGCAAAAAACCTCGGGCATACAATGGCAGAGCAACAATTAAAAGTGCATGTAGACGATAACCGCGAGACAATCAGAGCTTTGATTGCTATGCCTCCCCACATGTTCGGTACTCAAAAGACCGGCTCTATTGGATCGGACGACACAGAGAAGCAGATGAGAAACTTTTGGGAGACTACAGTTATCCCGCATCAAAATTTAATCTCGGGAGCTTTCACCCTCGCGTATAAAAGAGAGTTAGGAAAACGCTACCGCATGAAGTTCGATAACTCGGATGTACCGGCGTTACAATCAAATAAAAAAGAGATAACAGAAATTGCGGAGAAGATGCTTTTAACTCACACCCTAAACGAAGTAAGGGCGGATCTATATGACGACGAGCCTTTGGAAGGTGGTGACGCTACACCGAAAGGAAACCAGCCTAGCTCTTTTGGTGCTCCTAACATGCGAGGGATGCCTTTAGGGTTACAGGCTGGAGAAATCCAAGAGCTTGGGGTTACTCCTAACTCTAAACGTCTTAGGTTCTTTCTACAAACTCATGCGGCTTGGTACGATAAATATAAATCAAAAGCTAGTGGGGAAGGCGGGGAGCTAAGGGACCAAGAGAATAAATACCTGGAAAGGGTATTGGGTATCTTTCTAAAGTTTGCACCCAAGGCAATAAATGCTTTTAGAAAAGTTTACTCCAACAAAGCAATTGCAGAAGTTTTAGTTAAAGAAATTTATAGATCCAAGGATAATCGCACCGAGTTAGAAAAACTTTTAAACCAAGCTTGGAAACAATTCGACTTGGATTATAAAAAAGATCTTGCCCCTATCCTCATTAATTCGGGTGATTCTGGTTATGACTTATCCTTGGACGTACCTTTTGACATTCCGAACGAAGAGGAAAGGGCAGTATTGAGAGAAGAGAACGAGGAAGGACGAAAAGAATTTTTAACAGCCAGGGGCTTGGAGTCTTTTCAGAATATCCAACAGACCACAACCAACCAACTTTTGGATATTGTTTCAAAGGGTACCCAAGAAAGTAAAACGCTGCAACAGATTGCAAATGATATTGCAGCCTATGCAAAGGAGATTACCCCAGGAAGGGCTAGGACGATTGCGAGGACTGAGGTATTGACAGCTTCTTCACTGGGCCAGAAGGCAGCGTTAGACGATGCTGCCGAGAGTATTCCAGGCATGGAAAAAATGTGGATCACTGCGGGAGATTCCAGGGTAAGAGACTCCCATATATCTTTGGACGGCGACAAGGTTCCAGCACATAAAGAATTTTCAAATGGGTTAGACTTTCCACGCGATCCATCGGGGAAGGCTGGGGATGTTATCAATTGTAGATGTACCCTTATCATGATTCCACCCGATGCGGATTTGGACGAGGGAAACATAAGTTTTACAGGGGAGCAAAGAAACCCCACAGACGATTAGAGGTTACATTTTTTAGATTTTACCGTAATATTAAAACAAGTGGCCCCAAGAAGGGGTTTAGGTAACACCAAGGAAGGCGTGACATTATGAAAATCAATAAATTAAAAGTAAAAGGCTTACCAAATAGAGTAGTTGAATTTTCTTTTAAGACTAAAAAATCAGAAAACGGAAAAGATGTTTTTATAGAAGGCTTTGCAAATAGGGCAATGATGCAAGGTCAAAAGGTTATTGATAGAGGTAGTGAACATATCCCCGCCGAAGAATGGAACATAAAAGAATGGAAGAAAAACCCCATTATCTTTTTCAACCACGACCGCGACCAACCTATAGGCCAAGGCGTTCAAGCTAAGATCACAGAAGACGGCCTTTGGGTTAAGGCTAAAATATCTAACTCGGATGCCCCCGATATTAAAAGAATCAGAGACTTAATCGAGGAAGGCGTTTTAAGGACTTTCTCAGTAGGTATTGATGTAGGCGAGGAAGTAATGGAAGAAGACGGCTCTATTACTTTGAAGGCTGTTAAGCTTTTGGAAAACTCGGTTGTCTCTATACCTATGAACCAGGAGAGCTTTTTCAGTATATCTAAAAAAATGTTGATTGATACACCTCTCGAAGTTCTGGAAAGCAAGATAACCAAGGCCAAGGGTGCTTGGGTAGCTGCCGCAATTCATAACCAAATTTTTGAAATGCAGAGAGCTTCTGAAGATTTTAACCGGGCCGATGCTCTTACAGAAATTGCGGGAAATGCTGGGATATCTCAAGGCGAGTTGATGGACATGCTAGCCGGAAATACTGCAATCTTTACCGAGGCCGTTTTGGATGCGGTAGCCTCTACATTAGTAATGGATATCCAAGAGCTGGTAGCTTTAAACACTGCCGATATGGATGTTGGTAATGCAGATGCTTCTTTAAACCCCGATGAAGAAATCGAGGAAGAAGAGGCAGAGCTTGAGGGCGAGGACGAAACAGAAGAGGAAACAGAAGAGGAAACAGAAGAGGAAACAGAAGAGGAAGCAGAGGAAGAGTCAGAAGACGAAGAAACCGAAGAAGAGGCAGAGCTTGAGGACGAGGAAGAAGAGGAGCTTGTAAACGAGGAAGAGGAGCTTGAAGAAACCGAAGAGGAAGAAGAAAAGCAAGCAGATCAGGGCGTAGATGTATCCTCTCCAGATATGGAAGAGAGTGATAGCCTCCCAAAGGTCGGAGAAGTCGAGGACGATCCAGACATAGAGGAAGCCGTAGAAGAGGCCCAACAGGTCGCAGCGATAAAAGAAGAAGGCGATGCCTTCCAAACGTGCGTAGATGAAAAGGTTAGAAAGCTTTTGGACGAAGGGAAAAGCCAGGACGAAGCTATAGCAATAGCTATTTCAGCTTGCAGCGAAGGGAAAGAGTGTACTCCAATGGATGCCAAAAGCTGGGAAAAACTTTTGAAGACAATCGCAGATTATAAGGCAGAAAAAAGCAAAGCAGACGGCGATGAGTCTAACGGAGTTACTGCACCGCTTGGTACTACTGACCCGATTGACGTTAATTTGGGGCAGCCTCAAATTATAGCAATGCAACAAATGAATGTTTTATTGGGCCAATTAATCGGAGAAGTACAGAAAGGCAACCAATTATTAATGGATCTCCAGGCTCAAAAACCTCAAGAAATTGACGAAGAATTAATGGAGGATATGCCTGAAAATAGCGAAGATGATTTAC